CATACCATTGTTGGAGCTGCTGCTGTAGCCACTGTTACATCTGGCCACTTCCGCACACGTAAAACCGCTGCTGCTACATACGTGACTTACCGAGTAGGCTAAACTAAACACGGGCTGGGCCTTCGGGCTCGGCCCTTTTAGGACGAATTTATGCCATTAAAAAAAGGTTCGAGCGCTAAAACAGTTTCGTCAAATATCAAGACTGAAATCAAAGCAGGCAAACCACAAAAGCAAGCGGTGGCCATAGCTTTAAACAAAGCCCGTGACAGCAAAAAAGGTAAATAAAATGCAATTTCCAGCATTGGTATTTCAAGACAAAGGTCCGCACCAAAGAGCTGGTGGTACATACAGCTATTTGAGCGTTGAAGACGATAGCGATTTCAATATAGCAATTGCCAATGGCTGGTTTGCAACATTGCCGGAAGCAATCGCGGGAATGGATAATTCGCAACCGACTCGACAAGAATTAGAAGCAAAAGGCTTGGAGCTAGGAATCAAATTCGACGGCAGAACTAGCGACCGCAAATTGAACGAATTGATTACCTTAGCTTTGGCCCCAAAAATTGAGCTGGAAGCGGCAGCTGAAGAAGTGGTGGAAGATACCACAACCACTCAGGCTGTAGAGGTTTAATAAATGAGCTGGACAAAACGGCAATTGGTTCTCGAAGCGTTTGCAGAGATTGGCCTTGCCGCTGATGTTTATGATCTCACGCCTGAGCAATTACAGCGCGCATTGTGGCGCATGGATGCCATGGCAGGAGGTTGGAGCGCTAATGGCGTTAGGGTTGGCTATCCGCTTCCATCTTCGCCTCAGAATAGCGATTTAGACCAAGACTCAGGGCTGCCAGATTTTGCATTTGAGGCGTTTTATTTAGGGTTAGCAGTTCGCCTAGCGGCATCCTACGGCAAAGTTGTATCGCCAGAAACTCGAGTGTTCGCAGATATGGCCTACGGAAACATGGCCAATCAGGTCGCCATTCCAACACCAGAGCGCCAAATGCCGCAAACATTACCGCGTGGAGCTGGCACCAAACCATGGCGCAACTTCAACAACCCATTCATAAACAAGCCTGAAGAGACGCTAGATGCGGGTTCAGACGGCTATATAGACTTGGATTAATTTATGTCGTCGATCAATCAGTTAAACGCTGCGGATCAGGTTTCAGGCAGTGACCTATTACCAATTTACTCACAGGCCAATGGTGACGCGCGCAAGCTGTCATTCACCAACTTCTTCAACTGGCTTAATACTCAGTCGGTAGCCACGCAAGACGGCAAAGTGACGCAATACGCTGCTCCGGTCGCGGCTTCCACCACGCTATTAACTGATACACGGGTGAGTGTTTGGTTGATTCTTACACCCGCTGGTACGCTGGCAACGGCTACGCTAAAGCTTCCATTGGTGTCGAATTGCGTAGACCGGCAGGAAATATTGTGCAATTGCACCCAAATAATTACCACACTCACAATTGACGGGAATGGCTCAACAGTGGTGAGCGGGCCAACGTCTTTAACCGCTAACGGCTTTTTCCGTCTGCGCTGGGATGCTGTTATGAAAACATGGTATCGCGTAGGCTAATCATTCAACTAGGATTTTATTTATGACTGTTCGCTCACCATTTAAACCGCATTACGGTTCAAACCAAAGTATTTCACCGAATAACACCTCGGCAGCTATAACTATTGGCCGTGGCGAAAAAACTATTCGCATACGCAACACTGGCGCGACTAATCCGCTGTATTTCCGCACAGGGTTATTGTCTGACGGAACGGTGACAGCAACAACAGCAGACGTGCCCGTTTACCCTAGTGAAACGGTTTACATTGAAAAGCCACAAGACCATGACACACTGGCCACAATCAGCGCAGCAGGCACTACGGCTAGCGTCATGAGCGGCGAAGGCGGCTTTTAAATGCAAATTCCCGTGCTTAATGGGATTTACACCGATGGGGTTTCAGACTTCAGAACTTCATACCCTCGCAATTTAATTCCCGTACCGAAACAGCAGGGGATTTCCGAGGGATATTTGCGGCCAGCCGATGGGATTATTCAGTCTGGCACAGGACCCGGTCCGGACCGTGGCGGCATAAATTGGAACGGGGTTTGCTATCGGGTCATGGGCACAAAATTATGCTCAATAGATTCTACTGGTGCCATTACTATATTGGGCGATGTCGGCGGCAGCGGGCAGGTAACGATTGATTATTCTTTCGGAAAATTAGCTATTGCATCCGGCGGAAATTTTTACTTGTGGGACACCTCGACATTAACTCAGGTCACGGACATAGATTTAGGTGCGGTTGTTGATTTCATATGGGTCGATGGATATTTCATGACGACAGACGGTGTTAACCTTGTTGTCACCGAATTGACAGACCCGACATCAGTGAATCCGCTAAAATATGGGAGCTCAGAATCCGACCCTGATCCAGTGAAAGGGTTAATTAAAATCCGCAACGAACCGCACGCGCTGAATAGGTACACGATAGAAGCCTATCAAAATATCGGCGGTGATTTTTTTCCGTTTCAGCGTATCGAGGGCGCACTGATAATGCGTGGCGTTGTTGGCACCTATGCGGCTGCGGTGTTTTTAGAGCAGATTGCGTTTGTAGGTGGAGGAAGGAATGAAGCGCCAGCGGTTTGGATTGGTCTAAACGGCTCAACGCAAAAAATATCAACAAGAGAAATCGACCAGATATTAAGCACCTACACAGAAGCGCAATTGTCAGCATTGGTCGTTGAAGTTCGGGTGGTATCTGGACACCAATTGCTTTACATCCACTTGCCAGACCGCTGCTTAGTCTATGACGGCGCTGGCTCTCAAGCCACGGGAACCCCTGTTTGGTTCACCCTTGACAGTAGCTTAATTGGGTATTCGACGTACCGCGCTCGAAATTTCGTATGGTGCTATGATAAATGGCTCTGCGGTGACCCAACATCTTTTGCCCATGGTTATTTAACAAATACCGTTTCATCTCATTACGGGGATTTAAACGGCTGGGATTTCGGCACAATAATCACCTACAACGAGGGCCGTGGTGCTTTGTTTCACGAGCTCGAATTAGTCTGCTTAACTGGCAGGGTGGCATTGGGAGCATCACCAACAATCTGGACATCCTATTCGGTAGACGGGATGACGTGGAGCACTGAGCGGCCACGAACAGCGGGGATGATTGGGCAGAGAGTCAAGAGAATAACATGGCTTCAGCAGGGGCATATGAGGCATTGGCGCTGCCAGAAATTTAGAGGCACGAGCGACTCTCATTTGTCGATTGCGCGCCTAGAGGCATTTGTGGAGCCGTTGAATGTCTAAAACGCCGGCAAATTTAACGAGGAACCAGCTTGCCGAGTTTTTACCTAATCAGCGGTTAATCAGAGCGTTTGAACAGTTATTAGAGCACGTCAACACATCAATTCCGACTGATCTCGACTCAGTATTTACCGAAGCAGCGAACGCCAGCGCAAGCGCCAGAATCAATGCCCAGCTAACTTCGCAGATCGAGGAGGCGTCATTAGCTGCATCAAATGCCAACGCCGGCGTGAATATGTGCATAGCCCTAATAAATGCCATAGCAAACGATTCGGGCTTGACCGCATCTTCTATTCTCGACATTGTTCGGCCACTAATTCCATCCGTCACATTGCAGAATGCCTACAATAATTCGTCGGACCCAGAAATAGTGACAGACGCCACTAGGCGGGCGTTGTCGGTGAAAATTGGTACAGGTTCAAACTCGGACAATGTGTTTGAGGGAGTAAATATTGCTGGAAGTCCGACATTTTCTGTGAACGGGTTTGGTGACATAGTAATGCGTAATATTAATGGAATAGCATTAACAGGAGTGGGAGACGGATTAAGCATCTTGGCAAACGATGGAAATTATTACCTGTATACCGATCTAGCGTCACCACTCCAAAATTGCTACAACAATTCGATACCGCCTGAAATTCTCACCGCCCCCGGCATAGACGCGGTTACTTTTAGACGCGGGACGTTTTCGGATTCCGATAATGTTATCGCGGTTCAAAATAATGCCAGTACTGTGAATTTCGCGGTTACCGGAAACGGGACTATCACGGGTGGCGGAAGCGCGGGGATCAATGTCGCTTCAGATGGTCGGCTGTACGGTTCTGCGCTGCACAATACTGGGACGGTAACAGGCACGACTAATCAATATATTGCTTCTGGTACTTACACTCCAACCCTTACAAACGTGACTAACGTCGCAGCGTCAACGGCTAGGCTATGCCAATGGATAAGGGTCGGAAATGTCGTCACAGTCAGCGGCCAATTAGACATAGATTTAACCACGACATTGCTGGCATCTGAAATCGGCATGAGTCTTCCTATTGCATCGGCATTAACTACAGCTTATCAGTTGGGTGGCACAGCCAATGCGGTCGCATTCCAAGCCAATTGGGCCATTCAAGCAGACGCAGCGAATGACAGGGCGCAGTTCAAATCGACGGGAATTATTGACGTAGGTAATGACGCCTACACATTTCATTTCATGTATACAGTACTTTAGCGGAGATAGTAAATGGCCGACCCAGAAATTGAGCAATTAGATTCGACGACCGTGAGGATCACCGAGTCAGTGTCTATAGAGTACGACATACCAACTCTACAAAAGAAACGAGCAAGGCTCGTCGCGTGGAATGAGCAAGCGGTGGCCGGAAGAAATGCGGAAATTGCCGAAATAGACCGCATTTTGAACTTAATCAGCTAACAAAAAGAGGCCACACCATGACAGTCACGGTTAAAAATATAATTCCGCCAAAGCAAGCGGAAAACTCGCAGCAAATGCAATACACAGCGTTGAACTGTAAAGCTATCATTGACAAATTCACGGTGACCAATACTACGGGCGGAGCTGTGACTATTAGCGTGAATCTGGTGGTTTCTGGCGGGTCTGCTAGCGCGGCGAATCGAATCATCAGCGTTAAAAGTGTTGCTGCCGGCGAGTGTTATACCTGCCCTGAATTGATCGGCCATATTTTAGAGTCTGGCGGTTTTATTTCCACGTTAGCAAGCGCAGCCACATCATTAACTATCGACGCAACCGGCAGAGAAATCACCTAAGTTGCAAAAGTGACAATTTTGGGCAATAATTGACGCGCTGAGTCACTTTTAGCCGCCAGCAGCTTCCCACAGAGTGGAGACGTATGAAACACAACTTGGCGGCTATGCCACAATCTGAAATCCTCGAACAATTCGATCGCCTCCCGACGCGTGCGCAAATCATCGGCCTGCAAAATGCCATGATCGAATCCTGCTTATCTGTAGAACTCCCTAGCCCGACGCATTTTTTTGCAAAGGGCATGTATATGCGCGAATTAACCGTTCCAGCCGGAATGCGGTTAGTCGGTAAAATACATCTGCACGAGCATTTTTTAATTGTCACCAAAGGCAAAGCCGAAGTTATCAGCGAATTTGGCCGCTGCATAGTCGAGGCCGGTCACTTGTCAATTTCACCCGCTGGAGTCAAGCGCGTGGTGGTAGCAATAGAAGATACCCAATTTGTGACAATTCATTTAAATGTTACAGATACGAACGATCTGGGAGTTATTGAGGCGGAACATATAGAGCCTGAATTTTTAAAGAGGATCGAGCAATGACTTGGGGATTAGTAGCCGTAGCAGGAGCTACGCTTATAGGTGGCATTGCCTCATCGGACGCCAGCGGGAGGGCTGCCGATAAAGCGGCCAAGGCACAGACGAGCGCGTCAGATCAAAATGTGGCCGAGGCCCAACGCCAGTTCGATGCGACCAGAGAATTATTAAAACCATATAACACTGCCGGGACTAGCGCTCTAACAGGCCAGCAGGATTTACTTGGACAAAATGGTGCCGACGCACAACAAAAAGCAATTAATGGACTAGCTAGCAGCCCGCAAATGCAAGCCATGCAGCAGCAGGGTGAAAATGCCATGTTGCAAAATGCTTCAGCGACCGGAGGGTTACGCGGCGGAAATCTTCAGGCTGCCATGGCTCAATTCAGGCCGCAGCTATTAAACCAAATGATTCAGCAGCAATACGGGAATCTTGGCGGAATGGTTAGTGTCGGCCAAAATGCTGCGGCGGGTGTTGGTAATGCAGGCGCTAATTCCTCAAATCAAATTATTAATGCCCAACAGCAAGCAGGAGCCGCGCAAGCCGGCGCAGCATTGGCAAATGGGCAAGCGCAGTCAGGCATGTGGAATAATCTAGCTAGCACCGGCTCTATGCTCGGCACCATGAAATTAATGGGTAAATTCTAATGCAGCCAATGAACTACATCACAGACGTTCAGCAACCGTTTCAAGCAGGATTATCTGGCATCCAATCTGGCATAAGCCTCAGTGGCGCCATTGATCAAAATGCAGAAAGGCAACAAGCATTACAACAGAAGCAATTTGCATTGCAGCAGCAACAGCAGCTCAGTAGCGACCTAAATAATTTATATAACAAGCCCGACAAAACCACAGAAGATTATATTAATGTGGCCACGAGAAATCCGGCGCTAGCTGAGCATATGAAGTCTTTGATCGGTATGCGGAGCAGCTCGGAAAATGAAGCAGCTATAAATAATGTGACGCCAGTCTTTGCGGCCTTAACCAAAGGCAAAGTGTCAGCGGCCAAGGCTGTGCTGAACCAACAGCTGGAAGCTGCAAACAACTCAGGTAACCAAGCGGCAGCGCAAGGCTCCAGCACTATGCTGAAGTTAATAGATACAGACCCTGAAATGGCCAAAACGGCGATGGGGATAAAATTGAGTGCAGCATTAGGTCCGGATAAATTCGCGGAAAATTTTGGCGGCCTAACACTAAACCCAAGCAAAGTGGCAACAAGCCAAGCGGAGGCGACTAAAGCCGCAGCAGAGGCGGCAAAAGCCCCAGAAATAGTGCAAGCCGGACTTAATAAAACAAACTCAGAAGCGGGAAATTTAAGCAGTGAAGCACTTTATCGTGCCAAGCAATTCGGGCTAAATGTTGATGAGTTTAACACAGCAACAGGATTAAAAGTGGCTGAAATGCAACAGAAAAACGGCCAGTTGCCTGAATTTGTAGCAAAAGATGTAAATGAGGCGGCTTCCAACGCAATCGCCGCCCAGCAATCAGCAGATAAAATGGATAATTTAGCAGTAAGACTGGAAAAGGCGTCAATAAGCGGCGGCGTTGCGGCTAACGTTTCCGAAGTATGGAAGAAAACCTTCGCAACTCAAGGAGAGCTAACACGAATGCGCGCAGAATACAACCGCATTGTGACTCCGGCGGCAATGTCGCAATATAAAAAGGTCGCAACTGGTTCTACCTCAGACAAAGATATTGACACGGCAATGACCGGAGTTCCAAAAGATACCGATAACCAAGAAACAATGGTTTCATTTTTGAGGGGAGCGGCAAAGCTTCAACGAATAGATTCAATTATGAACAATGCAAAATCCGAATGGCTTGGCTCTGTTCGAGATTTAGGGAAATCTAAAACAGATGTGACAATAGATGGCGTAAAAGTTCCAGCTGGAACTACGTTTAAGCAGTTCACAGACAATTACGTCAATCAAAAATATGACGCATCACAAACACAGGCCGCACAACAGCCAGCGGCATTGCAGCAACGCAGCTATATGGTTCACGCTGGCGGTGGGCAATAATGGCGGAACAAAGCACCTATCAAAGAGTATCCGAGGAAGCTCAATCCGAACAGCTTCCGACGAATTCTATCGCCAATATTTATCAAGCCTATAAAGCGGGCAAAATGTCGCCTGAACAAAAGACGGATTTTGAGCACGATGTGAAAACCGGCGCCATTATGCTTCCGCAAGGCGCGGCTCTAGATGGCCAACACGCCACGGGTTCAACAGAAAAGCCTGCTCCGGTAATGTTGCCATTATCTATCACAGAAGCCTACGCCTACGGCAAGATGACCGACCAGCAGCGCAGCGATCTAGAGCATGATATGAAGGCTGGCATAGTACAACTACCGCCATTACCTAACTCACCGCTAGAAGCGCCAAACACGCAGCCTCAGGGCGTTATCGAGCAGACCAAAGAGCCAAGCCTAGGCGAGAAATTGCAAGGCGCTGGCGAGGCTGGATTAGCAACTGTAACCGGCATGACCGGCGGAACAGCTGGAATGATTGGCGGGACGGTAAAAACGATCGGGCAATCACTGCTAGACGGAAGTTTTGGAACTCCTGAGACTGCGGATTTAGTGGAGCGACACGCTGCCGAAGGTTCGCAAGCGTTAACGTATTCCCCCAGAACTCCAACCGGCCAGCAATACACGCAAAACATCGGCGAAGCTGTTGGAGCATTAAACCCGATGATGGGTGCTCCTGCTGAAATGGCGCAACTAGGAGCAGCCACACGGGCAGGAATGCCAGCGGTTAATGCGGTCAAGAACATAGCAGCTGCTCCCATGGTTCGCGCTGCGGAGGCGGTGCAACCTGCGGTGGTCAATGCTGTGCAGTCGGTCAAGAATATGCCACAGAAGGCCATGGAGATGGTTGGCCGTGGAACACATGAAGCCATTCCCCCAGTAGGCGCAGCGGAGGAAAGCAGGATAGCTGGAGAATCAACAGCGGCACCACTGCAAAACGCCCAGCAGGCAGCCGCAGAAGGTGGAGCAGTTAGCGAGGCAGCGGGGCAACCACAAGTAAATATTGACTCACCAGAGTCATTGGACATTGCGGCGTTATTCAGAAAAGCGGCGCTAGGCGGGATGGGTAGCACCAAAGCAGCAGAAAAGCTGGCAGAAATTTCCAAATCTAACCCTGAGGCTAAAGCTGCATTCGACC